AAAAAAAAATGTATCCATATATCATAATCCCTATAAGCACCTTCATACCCAAAAGGTTCGCAGCGTTCGTCTTTGGATTCATTATCTTCGTGCGTCCCGCATACCGAGACAATATCCCTCTCATAGAACACGAGAAAGTTCATGTTCGTCAGTTTTGGAGAACATTTTGTACGCATGGTATTTGGTATCATTTCAATAAAGGGTATCGTTTGCGTTCTGAGGTCGAGGGATATGCAGTGCAGATAAAGATGAGACAAGAACTTGCTAAGTCTCCAAGGTTTGATGACTACGCAGGATTCATTGCTGACCTTTATAATCTAGATGTTACTGCTGAAGAAGCGAAAAGATTATTAATTGAAGAACATAGTAAATTATGATGGTTGGATTTATATTGACAAACCAGTAATATTTTGGTATAATACGTATTAAATTCAAGGAGTAGTATATTATGAAACCTAAAGAAAAACCGCATTACGTAAGTAATAGAGATTTCTCAAATGCAGTAGTAGAGTACTGTACAACAGTACAGGAAGCTAAGGAACACGGTCTTCCTCACCCCGTGGTCACTAATTATATTGCTACTTGTTTCTTGAAGATTGCCGAGGGACTTTCTCATAAAGGAAACTTCGTTCGTTACACGTATCGCGAAGAGATGGTGATGGACGCAGTAGAGAACTGTCTTAAAGCAATTGAAAACTATGATATTGAAGCTGCCACTCGTTCTGGTAAACCAAATGCATTCGCATATTTCACACAGATATCATGGTATGCCTTCCTCCGAAGAATTCAGAAAGAAAAGAAACAACAAGACATCAAGATGAAGTATATCGCTGAGGCAGATATCAGTGCATTCATGGGTGATGATGAAGATGGGTTTTATCATCAGCAAAGTTCTCCTTTTGTGGACACTTTGCGTCAACGCATTGACGTGGTTAAAAGCGCCGACAACGAATTCAAGGAATACGCCAAGGAAGAAAAGAAAAGGAAGAAACGTGCGGTATACGTAGACTCAGACTTATCCGATTATTTGGAGTAGATATTGAAGGCAATAACTGCGGTATTATACCTATCCTTTGCGACAACAGGCGAGATTTCTGATGATGAATGTAGAGGTCTCATTATGGAGAATCTGGGCAAGGACGCAAAGAGGCTTGCACTAAACTATGATGTTACCTATGTCTGTACCATAGCAACCGCTACGGAAAGAATGCGTAAGATTTCTATTGACAACCAAAAAAACCTTAAACGTGAAAAGATAAATCACCAACGTCTTGGTAAAAAAACCTTTGAGAGATGCGGTGATAATTTTTGCGAAACCACCGACCTACCAGTTGATTATAATATTCAATTAGAATAATAACTTGACAGACCCCCTTTATTATAGTATAATAGTTGTCATCTAAATTGAGTTGAGTCAGTTATGGAATATTCGAACACGTCCTCGGACAAACCTTACATACAATTAATCTGTAACCCATACGAACACCCGACATCCGTGAACACTCGCATTACGATTGATGTAATGCAAAAAGATTTATCGCGTGATGATTTACTTGAAGTGTTTGAAGGGTTTATGAAATCAATGGGATATCATTTTAGTGATAACGAATCCCTTCGTATTGAGGCATATGATTAATGAAGATTGCCATCCTAAACGACACCCACTGCGGATGTCGTAATTCGTCTGATATCTTTATGGATTATCAAGAGAAGTTTTATCGTGATGTCTTCTTCCCCTATCTAAAAGAACATGGTATTACTCAGATTCTACATCTGGGGGATTACTATGACAACCGTAAGACTATCAATCTAAAGGCGTTGAACCACAACCGACAGATATTCTTGGACAAACTCCGTGAGTATAATATTCACATGGATATCATCCCCGGCAACCACGACGTTTATTTCAAAAACACCATCGAGTTGAACTCTCTCAAGGAGTTGATGGGTCACTACATCAATGAGGTGGACATCCTCATGGATCCTATTGTCCGTGATTATGGTGGTGTTAAGTTTGGCCTAGTGCCTTGGATATGTCCTGAGAACGAGAAAGAAATTCTAGATTTTCTAGAGAACTGCGGTGCAGATGTCATCGGTGGCCACTTCGAACTTGCAGGGTTTGAGATGGATAAGGGTATTGTTTGTCACACTGGTATGGATCCAAAACCACTAGAACGTTTTGAAACCGTGTTGTCCGGACACTTCCATACCAAATCTAGTAAGGGTAATATCACTTACCTTGGTTCACAGATGGAGTTCTTCTGGAACGATGCCCATGACCCCAAGTTCTTTCATGTCTATGACACAGAGACTCGTGAAATGACTCCGGTTCAGAACACAGTAACTCTGTTCCATAAGATTTATTATGATGAGGATACCATCAACTACTTCGAAGACTTGTCATATCTTGACGGCAAATTCGTTAAGCTGATTGTGTCTAATCGGTCTGATATGCAAAAGTTTGAGAGATATGTCGACAGAATCCAACAACAGAAAGTTCATGAACTGAAGATCGCCGAAGACTTCAAAGAGTTCCGTGGAGAAAATGTTTCGGACGAAGATTTAAGGGTTGACGATACCGAGACTTTAGTGTATAATTATATCCAAGAAGTAGAGACGGATTTAGACAAAGACCGTATCAAGGCAGTAGTATCTGAACTAATGATTGAGGCGCAGAGCGTAGAGATTGCATGATCAAGTTTGAAACCCTCCGTTGGAAGAATTTTCTTTCGACGGGTGACTATTACAATGAAATAAACTTCCTAGACAGTTCTACTAACTTGATTGTTGGTGAGAATGGTGCTGGTAAGTCTACAATGCTCGATGCACTATCGTTCGCATTGTTTGGTAAAGCACACCGTAAGATTACCAAGAACCAGTTGGTTAATACAATCAACAATAAGGGGTGTGTCACTGAAGTGACCTTTACTGTCAACAGTATACAGTATCGTGTTGTGCGTGGCATCAAACCCGCTAAGTTTGAAATCTGGAAAGATGGTAGTATGATTAACCAGAGTTCACACGCAAGAGAATATCAAGAGATTCTTGAGAAGAACGTCCTACAGATGTCTCACAAGAGTTTCCACCAAATTGTTGTTCTCGGCTCGTCGTCTTTTGTCCCGTTCATGCAACTCAACTCAACCTCTCGACGTGACGTGATAGAAGACCTCCTTGACATTAACATTTTCTCCAAGATGAATATGTTACTCAAGGAAAAGACCTCTCTCCTCAAAGGCGAGCTGGAGAACAACAACCATTCTATTGAAGTGGTCAAGACCAAAATCAATGCACAGAAGAAGTATATCCGTGATTTAACTGCAATCAACACTCAACATCGTAAAGATAAAGAGGGAGAGATTGCAGAACTCCAGTCAGAGATTGCTGAACTGAATTCGACGAATGTGGGTTTATCTGAGACGGTTAACAATTTGTTGCCAGCAATCACTAACAGTCTGACCACTGTGCGTGGAAGTAAAGAGAAACTAGACCAATATTATGCGCAGTTCAAGACACAGGTGAAGACCGTAGTCAAAGAGGCAAAGTTCTTTGACGATAATGAACACTGTCCTACATGTGACCAAGACATTGCAGAAGACTTGCGCAAGAGTAAGAAGGATGCTGCGACTGCGAAGGCCAAAGAACTGAAGTCTGCGATGGAACAGGCAGAGTTGCAACAGAAGAAGTATCAAGAAGAGATTGTGGGACTCGAAGACCAGATGTCAAGTTGTCTTGCTGACCAGAACACTCTGAACAATAACAACCAGACTATTGGCCGTCTTCAACGGTCTATCACCAAGATTCAACAAGACTTGCAGGATATGAGTGATAGTGACGGTGATATGGGTCAGGCTAATACAGATCTAACGACACTGGATTCCGAATTACACGGATTAACTGACGACAAGTTTGTTCTGAATGAGAAGGCATCTTATAACCGTATTGCCAGTGAGTTACTACGTGACACCGGAATCAAGACTAAGATTATCCGACAGTACATTCCGGTCATCAATGAACTGACTAACAAGTACTTACAGATTCTAGATTTCTTTGTCCACTTTGAGTTGGACGATAGTTTTAGTGAGACCATCCGGTCACGCTATCGTGACACATTCTCATACGATTCTTTCTCCGAAGGTGAGAAACAACGTATCGATTTGTCCCTGTTATTTACTTGGCGACAAATTGCCAAGATGAAGAATTCGGTATCTACTAATTTGTTGATACTAGATGAAACGTTCGACTCTTCGTTGGACGGTGAGGGTGTTGATAACCTTATGAAGATTATTGACACGTTGAAAGAAGACACTAATGTCTTTGTTATCTCCCATAAGACTGAACTTGAGGATGCTCACTTCGAACGTAAGTTGACATTCATCAAAGATAAAAACTTTAGTCGTATGCGAGAAATAACTTGACAGACGGTCACAAATGTTATATAATGGTCACCATATTAACTGAGGAAAGAAACAATGGAACTATCTAGTCGCACGGTCGAGATACTGCGTAACTTCTCGACTATCAATCCAAATATTGTAGTCAATGGCGGTAACGTCTTGAAGACTATGTCTATCGCAAAGAACATCGTATCTCGTGCTGAGATTGACGAGAGTTTCCCGAATACTTTCGGTATCTATGACCTCTCTGAGTTCTTGTCTGTGTTGTCTTTGGTGGATCGTCCATCAATCACTTTCGGAGAAAACTTCTGTACCGTATCAGACGGCAGTGGTTTATCATCTGTAAAATACTTCTACTCTGACCCTGAGATGCTTTCTGCACCTAAGAAAGATATCGTCATGCCTGAGTGTGAAGTCAAGTTCTTGCTTACCAACGAAACTCTAAGCAAGATTAAACGTGCGTCATCTGCGCTTGGTTACGACAATATCTCTATCCGTCCAAACGGAAATTCTGTTGAGATTGCAGTTGTAGACACCAATGATTCCACGTCTAACTCGTACTCTATATTAGTTGAAGGTCAATTCCCTGAAGGTACCGATTTCAATTTTATTATGGGTGTATCTAATATGAAGTTGATGGGTGAAGATTATCAGGTCGATGTCTCCACGAAACTAATATCACACTTCAAATCAACTACTTCAGAAACGCAATACTTTATTGCACTTGAAAAGTCATCTACCTACGGAGCATAACATGACTGAAGAACAAAAAACATTAAATGACCTATCGAATCGTGTTGCACGTTCTTGTATTGCGGTAGTCGACACCGTTGTTACACGTGGTGGTTTCAAAGGTGAAGAATTAACTACCGTAGGTCAACTACGAGACCAAGCAATCCAAGTTGTTGCCCTTTATGAGACTGTCGCAAAGGCATTCGCAGAAGAGGAAGTAGCAGCTGCCGAAGCTTCTAAATCTAAAAAGAAGTAACCCCCCCTTCGGTCTCTTGAATCATAATGTCTTTGCCTTAGGATATGATTCGAATTGATTGAACTTTATATTATGAATTAATTGATTCAAGAGACCGACCCTTATGAAGTGGTATGATAAAGAAATTGCACAGGAAACATTGATACATGTCTCTCTAGGCACTCTTATAAATTATCCACTAAATATTTTCTTCACTTGGTTGGTGATTGTCCAGTGGGGAAATACAGACCCTATAGTTTTATCCACAACACTTACAGCGGGTATCTCAGTTATTGCGTTCACGCGCATATACATAGTACGTACCCTTACAGAAAAACGTAAGAAACGAATGCTCGGATAGCTCAGTTGGTAGAGCAGCTGACTTGTAATCAGCAGGTCGCAGGTTCGACTCCTGTTCCGAGCTCCATTTCTTAAAATCACCAAATTTTATCACATCAATAGAAAAAAAACATCAGTCTGTAACTGATAATTATTATAAATAATTGTCTACAGATGGTTTACATGAAGAGGGTTATGTAGTATAATAGTCCTCATTGAAAGTTAATTTATATTATGGAGTTGTAATGAGCAATGAGTTTTTGTGGGTTGAAAAGTATCGTCCGAAGAAAGTTTCCGAAACAATCCTTCCGGATGACCTAAAACAAACATTTCAAAACATCGTGGATGGTGGTGAAATCCTCAACATGATGTTTACTGGTACTGCCGGTACTGGTAAGACCACAGTCGCACGTGCGATATGTGAAGAACTTGACCTAGACTATATCGTCATCAACGGGTCGGAAGAAGGTAACATCGACACCCTGCGAGGTAAGATTAAACAGTTCGCATCGTCAGTGTCTTTGTCCGGTGGTTACAAGGTGGTCATCCTAGATGAGGCAGACTATCTAAACCCCCAATCGACGCAACCCGCTCTCCGTGGGTTCATCGAAGAGTTCTCGAACAACTGTCGTTTCATCATGACGTGTAACTTTGAGAACCGTATCATCGAACCACTACATTCAAGGTGTTCTAAATACGCCTTCAATTTCAACAAGAAAACTATGACCTCGCTATGTGGTGGGTTCATGCAGCGACTCCAAAAAATCTTGCAAGAAGAGGGTGTGGAGTATGATAAGAATGTGTTAGCGAATATCATCATGAAACACGCACCAGATTGGAGACGCGTACTGAACGAGTGTCAGAAAGGGTCTGTCTCTGGAACACTCAATGTCTCTAATAGTGTAAGTGCGGATATCTCCGATACTTACTCTCAATTGTTCAGTGCAATTCGTGAGAAGAACTTCAAGAAGATGCGAACGTGGGTAGTAAACAACATCGATGTTGAACCGGCCTCAATCTTTCGTGGAGTCTACGATAAGATGTATGACCACGTCGCACCAAACAGTATTCCCCAGCTGGTTCTTATCCTTGCGGATTACCAGTACAAGAATGCGTTTGTCGCTGACCACGAACTGAATCTTGTCGCATGTATGACCGAAGTCATGGCAAACGTGGAGATTAAAGCGTGAGTCCATTCGACTTTCTGAAAAGTATAAATGACACTAAAGTCAATCTTATTGACCAAGACCAAGATAATACCAAGCACTATAATAAGTTTGTTGTTAATAGGTCTCTGTCTTATTTTCCGGATACGGTGTTTATGTCCAATGAAATGAACAGATTACATCACTTAGATGCTAAGATGCAATACGACTTTCTTATAAATATTATACGGAAAAAGAAACGATTCTCTAAATGGGACAAACCTGATCAAAGAGCCGACATGGAATGTATCAAGGAATATTTTGGTTACAGTGAACAGAAGGCGAAACAAGTCATAGGGCTCTTAACGGAATCACAAATAAAAACTATCAAACAAAAGGTAGCCAAAGGTGGAAGAGAATAATCTCGTTCAATGGAATTCTGATATGATGTTGGAAATCACTCTATCGGAACCAGACGACTTTCTTAAAGTTAGGGAAACACTAACACGTATAGGTGTTGCGTCTCGAAGAGACAATACCCTATTTCAATCGTGCCATATCTTGCACAAGCAGGGTAGGTACTTTATCGTACATTTTAAAGAATTGTTCTTATTGGATGGTAAGAAATCCAATCTAGAAGTGACGGATATCGAACGACGCAATACTATCGCAACACTATTGCAAGATTGGGGCCTAGTCGTAATAGTCAATAAAGAAGTTGCGCGTGAGTGTGCGCCTATGAGACAAATCAAGATAATCTCATTTCGAGATAAGTCCGAGTGGACTTTACAACCGAAGTATAATATCGGGAATAGCTAATGTCTGACACTTGTTATGAAATATTTGAGAATCGTGAAGAAAATATTAAAACAAAAACTCCATTTGTAGGTCGGCTTCCGTTTGATATGGAGTCGACTTACAACTGGAACGAATTCATGGAGATGATGGACTCACATCCAGATGACCTATATGATAGGAATTCTGACAAGATGCGAATTGGATTAAACTCTTTCCATAGTCGCGGTAGTGCGCCGGAATTTGCGAAAAACATTTATGAAGAGATGCAAGATGTATTTACACTCCATGAAAATAAAATTACCAATATCGCATTTAGTGGATTTGGTCGTGCGAGTGGTTCTTACCCTTGGCATAAAGATTCTATGGACGTTTTCTTGGTTCAAGTAATCAGTACTGTAGGCCTAAAAGTAGAAGGCATTAATGGTGAAGAACCATTTGACTTTGAGCCAGGGATGTATGTGTATCTTCCTAGAGGCACACACCACCAAGTATTCCCAAGGGAATCCCGTGTATCATTTTCTTTTGGTGTAGAAGGCACCCCAGATCCATCAATGTACTACTAAGGACTAGTTATGTCTGGCAAAAAGAACAATGTGGTATCTCTTGCCGAGATAAGTGCAAAGAAAGTAGAAAAAGAAAAGGAATTAGAATTCTATCGTAAACATCTTGAAGAGTGTGAGTCTAAGATATCTTACATACAGAGAGATATAGAACTTACTTTAGAAGTAATCCACATTATCGAAAGTGAGAAGGTAGTGTTGGTCGATGCTTCGTTGCCCATAATCAATATTGATGACGAAGATAACTTAGAATAGTAACACCTTTGTTACTTTTATTCTCACAACTTGTATATATAGTACCGGATATGCCGAATGGTCGGGTATCCATAATAAACTTGCTAATTATTTAGGAGTCACAACATGACATTAACAGCAAAGCAATTGTTCCCACGTTCAGCATTCGTTGGTTTTGATACCATGATTGATGAATTAGATCGAATCTCAAGAAACTCTGGTGATACGTTCCCCCCGCATAATATATTAAAGACGGGAGAGGATCAATACCTAATCGAGTTAGCCGTCGCCGGTTTCGCCGAAGACGAACTCGAAATCGAAGTAAAGAACCGAACACTGACCATTAGAGGACAGATAAAAGATTCGGATCGAGATTACATCCATAAAGGAATCTCAACGAAGAAGTTCGAAAGACAATTCCGCATGTCGGAGTATGTTGAAGTAATGGGAGCTGATTTCAGGAACGGGTTACTTGCCATCCGTCTGGAGGTAATAATCCCTGATTCTCAGCGGCCTCGTAAGGTTGAAATTAACGGGTTAAGAACATTGAACCCACAACTATTAAACGAGGAGAACGTAAATGCAACAGAAGAAGGTTTCACGTCATCTAAGAAGTCCTTATAACAGGTCTTTTAGATTTGAAGATGTGAGTCTGACTTTTGCGGTAGTAGGTGTGATTTACACCATGTTTATCTGCCTACAACCATTAGTCTAAGCGCATAAATAAGGGGGAGTCAAATCCCCCTTTTTTTTTATGGTCAATATATGAAAGCGATACAAATTGTAATGAAAGGTGATGAACGGTCTGAGGAGTATGCCTATCTCTCTCAACGTTCCTTCCAGCGTGCCATCGACGATGGTTACATCGACTCCATCGAAACCTTCGATGCTATAACACCAGAAACTCCCGATTTTCATGAATTATATGTGTCCAATTATAGTTGGGCAAAAAGTCTCATGACCCTAGATTTAAACTCTGGAAACGGAAAGAATGACCACTCACCTACAGAGAAGGCGGGGATGTGTTCCCACTGGGAACTCATGCGTCAACAGGGAGAGTCGGATGAGAAGTTCTGGATTATGGAACACGACACTTGGTTGCTCGAAGAGAGATACGAATCATTCAAACTACTGTCTGAGTACGCAGAGAATACTCTCTATGCTAATATAGGATTGTTCATGGGTATGTACTGCATGGACAGGAGTTTCGCACACTGGGGTCATCATATGATGACTAACAACGACTTTCCTATCAACTGTGGCCCTTACTGTGTTCTGCAACGTCTTTTCAGAACATATACCACAGACTATCTTTCCCGACCAGAAATAAATTATTACGGAATACGCAATACCGCCTTGCATCCTTGGTCAGGATGTGATACAATAGGTGTTGGTCGTGACATTGGAGTTTATTTCAACGAACCGGATAGACACAAGACCGGCATACCCACACCGACTACGCAGTTAATTTCAAAACGTTTGTGTGTGACCCAAGACCATCATGGGTACTCAGATAAGAATCAAGAACAACCGTGGACAAGACATAAGTTTTTTAAGGTAATTGATTGACAGGGGCGTTCTATTAGTGTATAATGTGTCAACTGAATGAGAGATTTATTATGATTCTGAACCAAACTGACGCAATATACGCAGCAAACATCTTCGAAAAGTTCTTCGGAAGTTTTAATCGTATTGATGAATACCAACGTTCTATAAAGATGGATAGAATGAAAACTTTCCCTGCTTCTTTGCCAGGCATGGGCCCTGAGACAGATGTCTTCGATGATTTCAACATCCACCCAAACGACATGGAGTTCTCCATCTTTGAGTGTCGTCAAGACCAGTTCATGACTTATATGGAGATAACGACCTCCGCTCCCGTCGAGTCGTCAATTCCCGGCAAACAATTACTTTACATGGTCAAGGAGAAGAACACCGGACAGATATTCGGTATGATTCGTTTCGGTTCTCCTACCATCAACTCCCGTCCTCGCAATGAGTGGTTGGGTGCGCCTCTCGACACTATGAATCCGGACGTGATGCGTCGTTTCAATAAGTCTGCTATTATGGGATTCAATATCGTTCCTGTACAACCAGCGGGTTACAACTATCTTGCGGGTAAACTTCTTGCGAGTATCTGTTGTTCGCATCAGGTTCGTCGTGCACTCAACAAAAAGTACGATGCTAACATATGTCTTTTCGAAACAACTAGTCTCTATGGGTCTACTAAGTCTTCTTCCATGTATGACGGTATGCGACCGTTTTTACGTCACAATGGACTGACAGACTCTAACTTTGCGCCTCTCATCAATGACGAAAAGTTCCGGTCTCTCAATGATTGGTTCAAGGAACGCAATGAAGGTGACTATCTGGTTCCTGCTGATGCGTCGTCACGTAAACTCAAGACTCAGACAAAGATGGCATCTATCATCAAAGCGTCACTGAAGGGTGTGGATGATAATGCGTATAAGAAGTTCTGTCAGACGTTTG